GTCATTCATTCCTTTTTGATAATGAACCTCCAAATGTCTTTACAGGTGATGGTGCAGCACTAACTTCTTTCATAGAATCTGCTGATTTTGATATTGAGGATGGGGATGTTATCATGTTTATGGATAGGCTCATTCCTGATTTTGACATCAATGATGGTAATATTACTATAGAATTAACAGGTCAAAACTTTCCTGTTAATGGTGCAGTAACTAGAGGTCCATTTGATATAAGTAAAACTACTCAAAAAATAGATTTTAGATTAAGAGGTAGACAGGCAAGAATTAAAGTATCCTGTGATTCTCAAGGAACATCATGGAGATATGGTTCTGTACGATTAGCTATTCAACCTGATGGGAGGAGATAGATGGCACGTTATCCAGAAATTCCCTCTATGTTTTTTGCAAAGAAGACTGGGAGTCAAACTTACACACAAGAAGAAGTATATAGTTTACTACGTCAGTGGGGTGCAGCCTTGATTAGTGAGTTGGATTTAAGAGATATTGAGGTAGAAGCAGCTCCTACATCTAATGTTTTAGCTGTTGTTACAGTGACTGAAGTTGGTAGGCCACAAGCTGGAGATATAGTTTATGCAGCAAGTGCAGGGAAGTTTAGAGGTTTTGTTAGTGTTGCTACAACAGCAGCATGGTATGATCTCGGAGGAGTACCATGATTTATCGTTATAAAAATGGGGGAGGTCTTTCTTCTCTACCTAAAAGAACAACTCTTAGTGGACAAGATCATATGTTGTCTTATATTACCCCACAAGAAGCTCAGATGCTTCGTAGAGAGGGTGGAGGTGTAACACCTACTGGAGGGCAGTATCGTGGTCCTGGTGGGGTTCCTGCTTTCGTAGCTGGTATGGGTGCTGGTGTTGGTGCTGGAAATCCAGGCCATGCGGGATCAACAGCTAGTCCTGGTCATGGTCAACCCTCATCAACTACTTCAACTCCCAACGCCCACGCCAATGCCTTTGATGGATTTGGGGACACTGTGGCACAGCATAACGTAGATGTTACCGCAGATACTGATGGCATTGCAAACACGATGGCATCACTCAACGATTTTTCAATGTTGTCAAATATTAGGTCAAAGCAAGCGGAAGAAGGACTAACAGGTATGATTAGTCAGAACAATTTTAGTAAGCAGCCTACCTTTTCTTTCTTTGGTGAACCCCAGGGACTTGTTAATAAAGGTAAGAAATACTCAATGCAACAGCTTGCTAATATGACACCAAAAGCGTTTGACGCTATAAGTAGTGATTCTACTACTAGTCCTATTGGTGATCCAAATAGTGGTTTCGCTTCAGCCCTTGGATTTGTTGCAGGACTGACCCCAATAGGGCTGGCATTAGGCTTAGTAGCTAGTGGGGCTGAAGCGGTCACTGGGGAGCAGAATCCCTTTAGCGCCCAATCTTCAATTAGAGGTCTTGAAGGACTAACAGGATTATCAACAGGATTATTTAGTGGTGATAGTCCTGTATCACCTAACTCTGGTATGATTAGTTCTGTTGATAATCCAACCTTTGGTTCTTCTACATTCTCTCCAGGTTTAGGATCGAAAGGACAAGCCCCAAACATTCCTCAACAAACAAGTCCTATAGCTCAACAAGCTATTGCACCACCACCCCAAACAACAACTGTTGTGAACGAAGAAGAAACTATATCTCAAATTCCTACTAGCTTATCTGGAATAAGAAATAGATATATTGGTGCAGCTACAGGTGGTGGTATACAGGGGCTTATTAATAATCAGAATAAAGATTATGGAGTAGCTAATCAAGATTCGATGATGCCAGGAAAAGAAGCTTTTCAACAAAATTCTTTTACACCTAATAAAGAACTAATGGACAGTAGTTATGTAAATAATATTATGCAGGGAAATGCTATTCCTATGGGTATGCATAGCACACAACAAGCTACCAAACCCTTTGATCCATTCCCTTCAGGAGGCCAAATGAATACAGATAATACACAGCATGCAGATTTTTCTAGACCTCAATCATTTTATGCAATGCCTAACATGAATAAGGTATCGTAATATGGCAATATATATTAATAGAGATGCTCCTGAAAGTGGTATAGCTTCTCTCTTAGCTCTTCAAGGTACTAAGGGAGATACAGAATTAGTCCATATGACTAAGCCAGAAGTTAAGATGATGATGGACACTGGCTTAATGTCTATGAATAATGAAACAGGTCTACCTCAGTTTGCTGGTGGAAAGAATATACTTGCGTCCCTTCTACCAATGATTGCTGCTATAGCCTTTCCTCCTTTATTTGGACCTGCAATAGGTGCAGCACTTGGTACTAGTGCATTAGCAAGTAGTGCTATTGCTACAGGATTAGGAACAGCAGCAGGTGGTATCCTTTCAGGAGAAGACCCTGTTGATGCTCTTACTAAAGGATTGTTAAGTGGTGGAATGTCTTATGGTGCAGGAAGTCTATTCCCTGAAACCTTTGGTTATGGTAAAGGTGCTGCGGGAGAAGGTGTTCCAAACCAAGGGCTATCTGCTGAAGCAGGAGCAGGAACAGGATATGATTCTTGGGGAAGAAATGTATCAGAGTATGCCCCATCAGGAACTCTAGATTCTAGTCTTCCTGACGCATTTAGTTATGGTATGGATCAACAAGTTGGTATCCCTGATGGCCCAATACTTCCAGGGGACTATAATAACACAAATATTCCTTTATGGAGAAGCGGTGATGCTGGGATTGCGCAAGGTCCCCATGACATTGAGCTGATGGAAGGCTTTCGTACACACCAGAATATAGAAGCAGCAAATGCTCTCGGTTCTAAGTCATTAAATGATCCCTATTTATATAGGACTATGGACGCAGCAGACACACTTCCAGATATGCGCCACAGGCAATTTAGCCCAACCAAACTACCATCAGCTTTGCCAGTTGAACATCAGCCATTTCCTGGAGCAGATAGAGACTTTAATCTGTTAATCAACGAGGGAATGCCTCCTGAGTATGGTCATGGGGATACTTTCAATCCCCTTAAATCTACAGAGCAGGTAGTAAGTATGGATGGGGGAAGTACTGGTGAGGTTACAGAAACTTCTTGGATAGATAAATTTAGAAATAAACTACCTGGGTCTATGGATGAGGCTGGCAACATGCTGGTTGATCCTAAAAGTGGAGTGTTTAGTAAACAAGCTATGGCAACAGGTATAGGTCAACTAGGTGCAAATCTTCTTGTGCCAGACGAACCAGAACAATTACCACTTCCAAAGGGACCAGACCCTTATGTTCTTCGTGACCGTGACTACGTTTATAATAAGAAAAAGAAAAGCCCCTTTGAAGGTTTAACTTCTAGTCAAATAGCAGCACTATACCAATCAGGTGGGAATGATCTAAGATCATATCAACAACCTAGTTCTGGTAGTGGAGTATTCCCCCTTAAAGCTAAATCTGGTGGAGGCATAGAAGATTTAATTAGAGTGTCAGAGCAAGTAGGTATAAGTGAGACTCCTTTTGAAGGTGTAATTACAGGTAATGGGCATGGTATGCAAGACAATGTTATGATGCCTATACTTCAAGAGGGAGGGGTGGCAGCAGTTAGTCCTAAAGAGTATGTAGTTCCTGCTGATGTAATGTCAATGATAGGAAATGGAAATGCTGATAATGGAGCGCAAGCAATGGATGGCTTTATAGCAGACTTTAGAACTGCAAAATATGGTCGTCCTACACAGCCACCTGAAATGAATGGAAGGAGTGCCTTACAATCTCTAATGAAAACGTAAATTGTACACCAGTTCACCCAATAGGAATGACTGCATTCTGGGATCAGATAGAACCTTTAATGCAAAAAGTAATTCCAACTACATTTGGTAGAGAAACTATAGAATCAATAGTTGATAAGATCAACAATAATGAAATTATTTTATGGGTATTATGGCAAGATATAAATAACATACAAGGTATTGTATGTACCAAAATTATAGAATATTCTAATAAGAAAGTTTTTTGGTGGGGGTTTCTTGCTTCACAAGATAATAAAATGAGGAATTGGTTTCCTACTATGGTGAAGATATTAAATAAATATGGTAGAGACAATGACTGTGAGTATGTAGAAATTGTAGGTCGTAAGGGCTGGTCTAAAGAATTAAATAAAGTGGGGATTAAGATGTCGAATATAGGAGTAATATATGAAGGGAAGTTATCATGAGTTTTCTTACTGATCTTTTTGGAGGAGGAGGTAATCAAGCACCTGCTTCTGTACAGACTCTATCACAAACCTCTGAGTTTCCATCAGAGGTAAAGCCTTTTATTACAGATACTTTAGAAAAGGCTAAAGCACAGCAAGAAGGTAGAGAGTTTGAACTCTTTCAAGGACCACGTATTGCTCCCTTTTCAGGAGAAGAGCAAGCTGCTTTTACAGGTATCCAAGGTATTGCAGATGCAGGGCTGGGATCATATCCTGATTTAGCTTCATCAGCTTTCTATGCCCAACAGGCACAAGATGCTGCTGAACAAGGTATACAGCAGTTTGGAACTGCTGATGTTCAACGCTTTACAAATCCTTTTCAACAGCAAGTTATTGATATTGAAAAAGATGAGGCTATAAGACAATTTGAAGGAACCACTCTTCCTCAGATAGGATCACAGGCAGCAGGTGCAGGATCATTTGGGGGTAGTAGACAGGCTATCCTTGAAGCAGAGGCACAGAGGAACCTACAGCAGCAGCTAGGAGATATACAATCTAGAGGTTTAAGGGATGCTTATGATAGATCGGCCTCACAATTTGAACTAGAAAAAGCTAGACAAGCTCAAGGAGCAGGACAGTTTGGAGGATTTGCAACTCAATTTCCTGGACAAGCTATGCGTGAACTTGGCGCATTACAATCTGTAGGGGAACAGAAGAAGGGTGTAGATCAACGTGCTTTAGATATTGCCTTGTCTGATTTCTTAACAGAGCAGGAGTTCCCAACAAGACAGTTGCAGGAATACCAATCTCTTGTTAGAGGATTCCCAATCTCACCAAATTTATTTAGACAAGAAGTTCAATCTGTTCCTTCTGTTCCCCTGTCTCAGCAGTTGTTGGGTCTAGGTGCAGCAGGTGCTGGTATTGCTGGTGGATTAGGGGCATTCAGAAAATCTGGTGGGCAGATTAGTGGAGGACTTAGTTCTTTAGAAAGACATAAAGATATAAGAGGGCGGCGCGCTACTCCAGTAAATTCTGGTAGTGAAATTGTACTTGATCTTGAGCCTATAGGCGCGGCACCGAATTCTGAGGCTGACAGACCAAGGAAAAAGCCACAGACTCTAAGAGAGAAAATAGAGGCAATGAAATTAGAGATACAGGAAGAAGCTCCAGGCTCTGGTATTCCATTAAATTTATTGTCAGATAGAAAAGCATTAGAAGATTTGCGGACTAGACCTACTCCTTATAAAGATGAATATACATCTGGTATAAAAAATTATTTCTCTCCTGAGAGTTTGGAAAAAGATAAGGCTGACGATAAAGAAGCATACATGCAACAATTATATGGTGCATTAGCGAGTACTGGTCTTGGGGTAGCTTCTACATTTAATCCAGGGGCAGGTGGTCTTGTAGGTCAGGTAGCTAGTGCAGCTAAAGATGCAGGAGCTGTTGATACAATAACCAAGGCATCACAGGACCAGAGGAAGAATAGAAAAGAACGAGACTTGAAGCAATTAAAGGGTTATGAAGCTCTATCAAGTATAGAAGGACAAGAGCTAATTGATGCTTTTGCATTTATAGGACTTAGTACTGATCAGGTTCAGGCTGATGCAGATATAATTGAGGCTTTGAGGGAAGACCCTGAAAAAATGAAAGTTGTTCTAGGCCATATAAATGATCTAAGGACAAAAGAAATGGGGCAATATAATAGAGATATATATGTAGAACTTACTCAGGAAATTGTTAGAAATTCGGCTGGTAAAGGCCTAGCACAAATTACAAACGAAATAGAAAGAGCCTACGAAGTTGCAAGGGAGGTTCACAAGGGGGGCAATGTAGATAAATCCACTAGTTCTACAGACACTAGTACACCACCCAGGGAGGCGAAAGCCGTACTCGCCGAAGAGGCGCAAGCGCAGGCTGATCGCTTGAGAGGTCAATGATGGCAGGGTATAATGAGTTAAGTCCTGATTATAGATCACAATCATTTCATGAATTATATCAAGAGATAGAGGACGCTTCTTCTGAATCAACAGGTGAAGAACTTCGTGATATTATTAGAGGACATGATATTGATCCTGATGATTATATTTTACAGATAAACAAGTATACAGATGCTCTAGAAAAAGGGGAAGATATTCGTACATTCTCTGAGGCAGGAACATCTGGTGCAACAACAGGACGTATGTTAGGGAGATGGGCAGGAGAAGCTTTAGGTGGTGTTGATAGCCTAATTGGAGGTGGTCTAGGTTTAGTTAGTGATGATGCTGAAGAGTATTGGGACAACCTAGGTAATCAAGAATTTTTTGACCCTTTAAATAATTTGATAGGTGACGAAGTAATTAGAGATATAAATGCTGCTATTGATCCTTATCATGATGATAATACAATTCAGGGTGCAGTGGAGGATGGTATAGGGACTCTAGCTAGTTACCTTACTGGTGCAGGTTTAGTTAAAGCAACAAGACGCTTAGTGGATGGGGGTGTGCGAAAGGCAACTAAAAATATTAATCCTAAATTAACTAAGCCAGGAGCAGATGTTCCTATGCAAAGAGTTAGTCCTGGATTAAGTAGCTTGGGAAGAAAGATGAAGAAGGGTGCGGTACAGGGATTTGATTTTTCTGTTGCTGCTGCTTTTATAGATGACCCTGAAGAAAATGCTGTTAATATTCTTACAGATAGTTTTCCTGAAACTTTAGATTTTTTAAAAGAGTACAAAGTTAATCCTGAAGACCCTGAAATGCGGCAGAGATTTGATGCTTTTTTAAATAATCTTCTTGTGTTTGAAGGGGCTACGACAATCCTTGCTCCATTCCTCACAGTAGGAGGTAAGGTAGCCATAGATCAGTTTGCTAAAGCTGCTAATAAAATAGGGCGTATGGCTCCTGAACCAGTAAAACTTGCAGTCAAAGACATTAGTAAGTTTGGTGCTAGAAACTTTACTTCAAGACAGGGTATATTTGAAGAAGGATTTAACGTACTATCTCGTAGAGATAAACGTAAAGCTAAAGTTATAAGAGAGATTCAACAAACAAATGAGCTTCTTCTTTCTACTATTAAAGCAGAGAGTAGGGGTCAGGATAGAGCGCAAATAGAACTTCTACTTAATAAATTCCTTGGTGGAAATAAAAAAGAGAAAGAAGATGCGATAGCGTCTTTACAATCAATGGGTATGAATGACACTGTTAGTGTCATACAAAAGATGCGAGGTAATATAGATGAGTTGTCTAAAGGTATAAAAAAATATATGAAACCTAAAACAGGAAATAATCCTGAAGATACTCTGCAAGGAATCTTTGAAGCAAACGATGGTATATATTTAAACAGAGCCTATAGAACTTTTGATGATCCCTCTTGGAAAGGTTTAAAGACCTTGAGAAAAGAAATGGGTAAGAAGAAGTCAGATGATATCATCAATAGAGTTAAAGACCATCTAAGAAACAATGCTAAATTTCAAAAGATTAATCCAAATATGAATGAGACAGGCCTACAAAATTATGTAGATAATTTAGCTCTAGGATTTAAAGGTGAACCTAAAGCATTTGCAAAGTTTATGAATGATATTTATGGTTCAGGAAGTACTAATGTACTTAAAAAGCGCGGTGAAGTACCTCCAGAAATACAAGAGTTATGGGGTGTCTATAAAGACCCCTTTAAAAATTATGCTAGAACTATTGAGAAGATGACAAGTGTTCAGGTAGAACTTGATTTCATGGAAGAAATGGCGAGGGCATTAAAAAACAGGGGCTATACACAAGCTGTTAAAAATGCAGCTAAGAAAGTATCAGGTAAAGAAAATTTAAACGAGCCTACCACTAAGCTGATTAGAGATAATGAAAGAAGACTGTTAGATATAGAAGAAAACTTAGGTGATGCTGGTAAGAAAAGAATAGAATCTTTTTTGGGTAAGGATGGTGCTACTAATTTTAGTAATCCCCTAGAAGATTTATTTGCTAATACAAACTACAAAAAGGCTGTAGAAGAAGGTCTAAATTTTAATCTTAGAGCTGATGGCGCACTGGGAACAATGCTTAGAACTTGGATGAAGATAAAGGCAGGTACACAGGTGAGCCAAACTGTTCTTAGTCCTACAGTTCATGGCAGAAATATAGTTGGTAATGGGATCATGATGATGGCTAATGGCTTTATGTTACCTGTTGCTGGTAAAGGAACTAAAAAGTTCTATCAAGATATATCTAATAAAATTTTTAATATGAATGATGATCAGATTAATAAATATTCTAATAGACTTCTGGAACTAGGTATTACTGAATCATCTGTTAAGGCTAATATAATTAAGCAAACTGCTGGTGAAGCATTTAAAAAAGGACCAGCATCTATCTTTGATAAGACATATAAAAGAGTGGGTAAGAAAATTGCCAAGATTCCTTTTGATATGTATCAGGCAGAAGATGATTACTTTAAAATTCTTCACTTTGAAAAGTCTCTTGGTATAATGAAAAGAGCTTATCCTAAACTAGCTAAGAGGGTAAAGGATAACAGTCTCCCTAAGTCTGAGAGAGATGCTGCTTTAAGAGAACTAGAAGAGATGGCTGCTACTAGAACAAAGGATAGGATGCCTAATTATGGTTATGTCCCTAGAGCTTTGAAGGCATTGAGAGCTGCACCCTTGGGTGACTTTGCAGCTTTTCCCTGGGAAACTATGCGTACTAGTAAGAACCTTCTTGTAGGTTCTATAAGAGATATACGATCAGGTAATCCTGAATTAGTTAAAGCAGGATATAAAACATTAGGCGGTATGACAACTGTTGGCTTAATGGGTGATATGCTTTCAGATTATTCTTCTCAAGTAATGGGTGTCAGTCCTACACAAAGGGATTCTATAAATAATCTAGGGGCAACTTGGGAATATAATATTCCTAAAATATTTTTAAGTGGTGTTGAAAAAGATAAGAATAATAGATTAGGTATTGAGTATTTAAATCTTGGACCTGTTGATCCTTATGAATATTTTAAACCTATAGCTAGAACAGCTATTAATGTACTACAGAATGGTGATGATCTAACAGATGATGATATCAATAGAGCTGTAATGTCTAATATAGATAGAACCTTTGGTCCCTACTTAGGCACATCTATGATTACAGATTCTCTTATGGATGTTATGACTGGAAAAGGTACAAGAGAAGGCGATGATGATTGGGATGTGATAAAGACAGTTGGGGAAGGACTACTTGAGCCTCTTACTCCAGGCTTTGTTAAGTTTATGCAAAGGCGTAGCCAGCATGAAAAGAGTACTGAAGCGGCTAACAAACGAGGATATGGTCAAGCTGAAAGTAAGTATAGGTATACGATGTCTGATGGTCAGTCAGATTGGTTAGCTCTTAGTGGGTTCTCTCCCCAAAGATTTGACATTAGTGCTAATCTTAGGCGTGATATGATGGATGGAAATCGTTTAAATCAAGAAGCTTCTGCTAAATTTAGAGGAATAGAGAACGCTCTTTCTACAACAGCAGATAGCGGTTTTGGATTTAGACAAGAACAAACATCTGAAAATCTTATGGGTCAGTTCATAGACGCGCAGGAAAAAAGAGTGAGTGCGCAGAGAACAATGCGTAATAATTTAGAAAATTATAGATCACTAGGTTTACCAAATACAGATGGTTATTTTACTGATGCTAATGTTACTGAAGCTATGACAAATGAAGATGTTCGAGGGCGTGGTGAGAAAGTATCCAAAGAACTAATGACCTTGATGGATAGAGTAGAAGTAAATAAATTTAGTCCATATAGACTTCCTCCAGCTCTATCAGTTAGGTCAAGAGAACTTTTAGGTATTCCTCTTCCTATACATGAAATGGACAATCTCTATGGTTCGCTGTATGATAGCGTTCTATACCCTGAACCTTTAGAAGATTAGGATTATTTCTATGAATGATCCAACTATGTTATGGAACCTTGTATTAACTTTAGCTGGTGGTGGATTTATGTGGTGGATACGTGGTGTAAGCCAACAGATCAATGAGGCTAAACGTCAACTTTCTGATACTAGAGAAGAGCTTGCTAAGAACTACGCCACAAGAAAAGAAATACAGGAGGGTGACTCCAGAATTATGGTAAGGTTTGATAAGCTTGAGGATAAGATAGACACATTTATAGAAAGGATATTATCTAAATGACCGAGTGGGAGTTTTTTACGAGAAAAGAATTAGCCTGTAAGGGAACAGATGAATGTGAAATGGATGAAGGTTTCATGGAACAACTTACAGAGTTACGAAAAAACTTTGATAGACCAATGGCTATAAGTTCTGGATACAGAAGCCTAGCCCATAACAGTGCAATCAATGGGGCTAGATATTCTCCCCATCTATTTGGTAGAGCAGTTGATGTGTTATGTTTTGGGAAAGAAGCATACATACTTATTGGTCTAGCGATGAAGCATGGTATGACAGGCATTGGGGTTCAACAAAGAGGCGACTATGACAGTCGCTTTATTCATTTAGATAACATGGATAAAGTTAAACCACATCATAGACCTTGGATATGGTCTTACAAGTAGGAGATTGTTTTGATACTTGATTCTGCTATCATTTACCAGTTATCCATTTTAGTTGGAAAGTTAGAACAAAATATTAACAATAAAAAACTAACCTTAGAATGTTTAAATGCTTCTAAGAATAGAGTTTCTACTGATCCTTTGGAGGCTCGTTTTGAAGACTCAGTACTACCCATGTCTAGTGAGTTACAGCATCTTATAAAGACTTTAACTGAGTCTTATGAAGAGCATGTGAAAGGATACAGTTTAAATTTAGTTTCTCATTGGGCGCTTATTCAAGAAAAAAATATGAGTTGTAATTTACATGGTCATGGTAATGATGGTTGTGATTTAGCTGCTGTTTATTATCCTTGTGAAAATGCTAGTGCTTGTAAATTAGTTTTTCACTGGGAAACAGATTATATAAATACTAATCAGCATTGGTTTGAACCTACTCAGGGGGTATACTATATCTTCCCTTCTTATCTTAAACATTGTGTAACTAGAAATTTAACTGAGGAACCAAGAGTGTCTATTTCATTTAACTTTAAAAGTGTGGTAAAATAAATTATTATGATTGAAATAACTCCCACAGCTAATGACCACCTATCAGGTATAGTAAGTTCCTCTAAGGATTGCGAGGGTGTATTACTGTCTGTAAAAGGTGGAGGATGTGCAGGGTTTTCTTACGAGTGGTCTTTACTAGAAGGTTCCAGTAATAAGGAAGAATATGAAGCCATAGCTCTGACAAAGGGAACATTGTTTATTGATCCTCTAGCTGTGATGTATGTCTTAGGTTCTATAGTAGATTATTCTACAGATGTCTTTGGAGCAATCCTGAAGATTGAGAATCCTAATGTTCAATCTCAATGTGGTTGTGGAGAAAGCTTTAGCGTTTAATCAAACACACACTTTTTAAATATAGCTTCCACCTCATCCTTACCTATGATCTCCATAAACTTTACGATCTCTCCCTTTAGTTCTTTCTTATCGAGTTGCTTTTCAGCATCTCCTTTTGATCCCCTTATACGAGACAGAAGTTCCAAAGCTTTAATGGCGCTATTGGTGTGTCCATTTGCTTTAGCAAAAGTGTATTGATTTTCTATCTCATCAATAACATCAATGTTAGTTTCAAGTTCTGTTTCTAAATCCTCAACTCTCTCTATAACTTCAGGATTATTTATAAGTCTATGACCCTGGTTTGCAGCAGACCTGTCTGAGTATCCAGCAGTTCTTGCAGCTACTGTTGCATTCCTGTGGATAATGTAAGCTTGAGCAAACTTTTCCTGTTTATCATTCAACATTGCATATTTCCTGAAAATATAAGGGGCGTAGAGAGCCACACAGAGACATCTCTAGGTGTTTGTATGGCAACCTACCTGACAATAGGTAATATCTCTGTATGTCTCTGTAACATCCTTCACGCGCATTCTTAATTCTTCATGTTACTTCTAGCCTTATTCTTAAACTTCTCTGCTGTTCTCATACCACCTAGCCCAAGTAATGCCAGAGTGAGAGGAAGAAGTCCCTCTGTAGGGATAAGAGGGAGTGCTAAATTATAATCTGTTATATTAATTACCCACACTGCGATAGGTTGCAGAACAAACTGCCATGCTAAACCAAAACAACATACCCACATGATAGCAGGTCTAGCCCCTGCTACAAAAATAGAGGCATGTTTACTCTGTTCAATGTTCGCCTGTATCTGGGCAAGGTTAGCATCCTGTACACTTTTCTTTAGCTCATGGTTAAGCTTAGTCTTTAGGTCTTTATCCTCGATAAATTTATCTAATACATTATCTACTACACTTGCAACTGTCTCTACAATACCTAACATAATTAATCTCCTATATCTAATAGCTCTTGGTAGGTTATCTTCTTTTGGGAAATAGATTTGTTCCATAAGGCAGCGACAAGAGTTTCTTTACCATGAAATTCTAAATCCAAATCTACATCATCTCTTTCAAATATCTTTTCGCAGTCTTGTGCCATAGCAAGTAACTCACCAGTTGTCCAAAAGGGATGATCGTCTACTGATACCTGCATAAATTTTGGCGCGCCTTCTTCACTCAATTCTGATAGGTTTTTCTTGGATGGCTCTGAAACATTACAATCAAAACCAAATAGATGAAACTTTCTAAAGCCCAGCGTATGCATAATTCCTATTGTTCGCATAGCTGCACAGGTTCCACCTGTTATAAGAGTTGCCCCTTCTTCGATACCTAAATCTTTTTCTACAATGAGCTTCGCTTTATTACCTGACTGTGCAGCATTCTTCTGCTCTTCTATATTCTTTTGAAGAGCTTGCGTATAAGCATGCCATCCAATAAGCTTTGCTTTTTTCTTTAAAAGATATCTAGTTACAGAAGGTTCTGTCATAGAGGCAATAAAAAATAGAGTCTCTTTACTAATTGTTTTAAAGAGGGTACGCCTCACTATCCCATGTGTACTCTTACCTTCTAGTGATCGAGGATCAAGGATAGTACAACCCCAAGGGATGAACCCTTGTTTAAGTAGTGTAGGGTAGGAATGTTTAACAGCCATAATCCTAGCCTTCGCGCCATTCTTTTCTTCTTCTTTAATTACACTACGCAACTCATCCCAATCTGTACTTGGCCCTCCAGATACAATGATCCCTACATCCTTAGTGTTCCTGGTCTTATCAACCCAATGCTTTGTAGGAATAAGCTTCATGTTATTTTTTACATTGTCCATGATATCTTCTTTAGGAACACAGTCTTTAGGATTAACTATAATAGGAACCTGTAGTAGCTCTCTTGGAAGAGCATCAATACTTCCCTTATTTATAACGACTGCTATATGACAACGCCCACCACCAGTCACATCATCTTCTGAAGGGAGGATGTATTTTTTAGTAGCCTTAAATTCTTCTAAGGTTTTAACAGGCTTTAAATATTTTTCATTAGGAAGTTTCTTATCCTTATCAGCAGTATATATCTTATCAATTACGATAAGAGGAGTATGTTTTAGTTTGTTAAAGGCATCTGTAAACTGTTCTGGCTCGTCAAACCCTCCAATGAAAGCATAGTCTGCATCTTTAACTAGCTCTGGGTCTATCTCACCCTTTATAAATTTAAAAGTAAATTCTAATCCCTTAGATTCCCTTTCTTCTTTATAAGAGTTAAAGAGTTTTTCAGATTTAGAAAAGTTAATGTTTTTAAAATCATTAAATAAGATGTAAGAAATTGATTTGTTTTTCTCAAAGGATTTAGTACAGCTACCTATAGCCCTATGACTATCCCACTCACCAACCTCTACTATCTTCTTAGGTGCAACATACTGTAGGATATCACCAAGCTTTTTATATCTCATATTACTGCGTGGGTCTGGATTACCAGACTCTGAATGTTTCTTTTCTCCCTTCTGATGGATCATTATGTTTCCTAAGAAGGAAGAATCGAAAGCTTGTGGTCCTGTGAGATGGCTGCTAATCTCATCCATATGTCCTGTAAGATCGACAACTTTTAAACCATGCGCTCTGTATAGGTTAATCAGGCGAGAGATGACAAAGCCATCGTGCCATTCCCTATAGGTTGTAACTTCCCCTGACATATAGAATCCTCGCAAGTCACCAAGAAGATCAAGAGGAGGTCTATAATCAAGATTAAATGCCATGAAAGAAGTTTCTGCAAATTCAAAATTCTTTCTGTCTAGGTAAACAAGTTCAGACTTGGGATTTAAATGAGGTATAAAGTTTTTATCAGTAATAGGTTTAGTGGTATACGTATCAGCATCAAGCCATATCAGCCACCCTGATCTCTTAGATTCTTCTGCAAGTTCAAACGCCATCTCAGTTAAACCAAAAACTTTATGGCAAAACTTTATAGCATCTACTCTCCAGTTGTAAGGAACCTTCTTACCCATAGTACCATCATGATCTTTATGTTCTTTTCTAAACACATGTAGGTCTTCAATATCATTTAGATTTCTATAAGTAATGTTATCACTCACAGGATAATCATAATCTGCTATATCAAAATCATGGTAAAAAGCTGTGAGATGTAAACCCTCTCCCCAGTTTTCCTTCACACCTTCAAGCATTTTCCTAGCATACTTTGCATACCCATCTTCAGAAAATGTTGTAATAAATTTAAGCATTAACTCATAACCTCTTCCATTTGTATCTCTTTGAATACTCTAAGCCACTCTTCTACATAACCTTTTTCTATATCTCTCTTAGGATGCCATCCCTTAAAGGAGGGACCACCTGTAGTAAAATGTACGTTACAAGGCTCCACTGTTTCTGGTGAATGTCCATCTAGCCAATTCCATTCTGGTGCGAGTTTACCAATATTGTAACCATCATTACTCAACCATTTAAAATTATGTAGCCACCACCCTGTCTTAGTATTTACATCCCCTACTGTAAGATTTTTATGTGCATCATGCTCACAATTCCATAGCATAAAGCTTGACCAATTCTTTTTGGAGTATGCTTCTTGGATTTTGTTATCCATCTTTCTTGATTCTTTAGGTACATAGTCATGATGTACACACCATAAAGGAGTCTGAGGGTCTTTCCTAGCTACATCAAACACTTCTTTAACGTCTGCCCTAACAAACATATCACAGTCCATATAAAGAGCTAACCCTTCATATTGATTAAGCATAGGAACAAGAAATCTTGTGAAGCTAAAATCTGTAGAGAAAGGCTTCTTATCTAAATAATCAAACCTCTGTAGATCATAATTCGCAGCCTCCCTAACACTAAAGCCACGCCAATACATACCCATCATCCTCAGTCTATCTTCATACAGAGGTACAATGTTATAAGTATCAGATGAATTTCTTTTAATAGATTCTACAAGTACATCAAAAGATGGTTGCTCGTTGTGATCGTATCCTACATAGATAGTATCTAAGCGTTTCATATTTAACCTTTCTAAAGAATGAGGGGGTGAGTCTAGGAGCTACATACTCACCCCCTCTAAAGCACTAGCTGTTGTTAGAGGGGGAGCAGCATAGGCTTTACATTAAGTATATTAATGTATATTAAAAAACTAACGTGTCAAGTCTTTATATATCAACAAGTTCACAGACACCTGCTGTACACGCAAGTTCCTGTGTTCCCTTAGTTGTATCTTCTTTTTCCCATTCTGTAAGTTTTGACCAGTCAATCTTATCTGGGAAGTTTGACAACTGTTTCTCATACTCCTTCTTAGTTATATCCTGGTAAGGAGCTTGCTTATAAGTATGGTCAGTATGGGGTAGGAAAGATACTCCTGATAGAGAATCAAAGTTAGCCCAACACCATGCGCCAACCTCTACCCACTCGTTCTCTTTCACAGAGATAGTTACAGAAGGCTTATGTTCACACCAATGTTCAGCATAAGTTTTCCAAAACTTTAACTGTTCGATAGCCCCTTTATCATTTCTATATACAGCATTATCAGGAGATTTAATGGGGAAAGAAAACACCACAGTACTATCTGAACGCATCTGATCCATCTCATAAGGTATACCAGTCTCACTCATGAACTGTGTGAGTGGGTCTTTAACATCACCACGTACAGTTCTTATGTAATAAGGTGAGTGTCTAGCATGGATGCCTGATGCACTGTCAACTAACTGGCTCACTGTACCAGAAGGTTTAACACAGGTTACTGCTGTAGACTGAGGAATGTTTAGTTTAGCTGCCCATTCTTTATTAATATCAACAGCATAATTCTTCATGCCACTTAGTAAAGAATCAATAGAGGAATCTTTATTAACTCCATTGATTAAACGACAGTCCATAATCCCTGTAAGGGATACCCCCAGTAATCTTTCTTCCTCAGTATTATTCTGCCAACGCTTTCTGAGATAACCAAAGTTTGTCATAGTGGCTTGTACTGTACCAAGGATAGTAGCCATTCTTATTTTCTTCTTTAGACTAGCTCGTGTATCGTCTACACGACATACAACCTCAGTTAAGTTACAGAACTGATTTGGTCTAAGGATGATTTCCGAACAAGGATTAGTTCCAAAATCAATATCCCACTCTCGTCTACCAGTACTCTTTGCTTTCATTTGAGCAGAGCTTCTATTAAACATACCCCTCTCGCCTGACTTACTCTCATAGAGAGAAGACCATTCCTTCATAAAGGTTGCTGTATCTGGGATACCTGTGTAGACAGCAGAGTTGTTTGCTAATGATCTTTCAGGATTAGTTTCCCACCACTGCCCCTTCTTTGCAGATCGTAGTCTATCATCTGATACATTAGAGAGAGAGATTAAGGCTGATCTTCTAACCCCACCAACAACAACTACCTCACCTGTCTTGCAGACAATATCATGACACTCAATAGTGGTAAGCTTTCTTCCTTTAGCATTTATAAATTTCTTAATAGTGAAATCAAATAATGCTTTAAGAGGGTCTGGACCTGAAGCCCTGCCTCCAAACACATTAAGCCTAGACCCACTAGGTCTTACCTTATCCATGTTTATTTGTGGAACTCTACCAGAGTATAGGAAAGATATTAAATCTTTAAAGGCTCTAGCCCATCCCTCTTTAGAATCAGCTACACTAATAACATCATCAGTCTCTTCCATATCTATGAATGGGACAGTGGGTAGGTTGTTTACATATTGTCTCTCCACTGAATACCCTACACCTGTACCATTCATTAAGATATATAATATCTCATCGAATGATCTAGGACTATCAATAGGTATGTATGAACAATTATACCCTGCTATATTCTCTCTTTCTAATGCAGGGCCAGCAGCCATCATAGCTCGCATACTAGGCATTACCTGAAGGGAATGGATACTATTGTATAACTCTTTCCAGATGTCAGCGTCTTGCTCTGCTAAAGTAATCTCAAGGTTATGTTCTATATGATATTTAAAATAATTTACTAACCTGGAAATAGTTTCTTCCCAAGTTTCTCTACGATTACTCTCGTCCAACCATCGTGAGTAACGAGATAGGTGGATGAAGGTCTGATAATCTGTGGGTAAACCCATAACATTTACTCCTCTATTTAAGTTTCTTTTCCCCATAAACAAGTTCAAGAATTAATTCTGCATAGTGAATAACCTTTTTAATATCTGTTGATCCTTCACCTTTAGTCTTATGTCTAGTAATATACTTCACTATATTACCCTCTAAAAAATCAAGGTTATTACCTACAATATATTCTACAGGCTGTATCTTACATTCTTTATAATGTGATCCTTCAACCTGTTTAGATAACGCATTATCAGGCATTCGTTTTGTCCTCTTTTCTTGCATTACTCTTACACAATATTCATCCCAAGATTCCGCCATTGTTCTATGGGGTATATCTTCACCTATGTTATTTAGTTCAGGAGAGTAAGCCATTTATTCTCTTCCTTATAAAGGATATTTCTTTGGAACGTATAATTTTATAAGCAAAACTCCTAGTGTATGAAGGGTCAAGTCCAGCCATATCACACACGTAATTAAAATCAGATGCGTGTGCTGATACAGATGTGAAGAACCAGGAGTCTGCTTGGCTTTGAATAGACCCTGATACAGCAACAGTGTATCCCACTGTCGAATGTGTAGCGTCTAATAAAGCTTGTAGAATAACTGCGAGATATAAATTTCTTTCAGGCTCACCTTCTTTAGTAGAATGCCTGAATTGAAATATCTCATAGTTAATATCTACAGTCCAGTCATATGTTTTCTTTTGCTTTTCTTCTTGATTTTTTTTCATTGATCCACGCTATTGGTATACCATCTTTCCTCTTACAGAATAAAAATTTATGTTTAATACACCATGTTGCGTAAGTCATCTTACCATTCTTATATAGCTTACTATTAGGATTATCAAATATAAATCGTATATCTATTTCTGGTTTCTGTGCCCTGATAAAGAGATGTTTTTTTCTATCCTCTAAAACAAATCTTCCTTTCACTTCTAATATTACATTGTTAGGTAAAATAAAATCAGGGGTGTATGTTTTATATTCAAGCCAAGTATATTTTATTCTTTCTTCTTCATACCTAATAGGTACGCCTAAGTCTGTAAGAGAATTATAAACATCCTCTTCAGACTTAGAACGAAACCTACTTCTTTTTTTACGTCTAGCCATTAGAAATAAGAAGGGGAACAAGTAAGACATCTTTGTTAGGTGGAGCCGCACCTTCATTAACAATGACTGCGAGATGAGTGATACCTCCCTCACGTACAGGATCATTAGATGGGAACACCCACTTAGCTTTATCTAAGATAGCGTCTACCACTACGTTTGTCCCTAGGTAGGATACCCCTGGTATACGTCCCTCGATATCTTCAGTAAAGTAATCATCGAACACAATAACCTTCGATAGGTTTGATTTAGAATAATCATTCTGGACTGTACCTATTGAATGACCTCCATCAAGAAAAGCAAAATCGACTACGTGTTCTTTCATAGTAAGGTTAGTGTCGCCTCTAATAAGCTCATACGAAAACCTGTGTGGAAACTCCTCTGATATCTTATTAAATTTAAGTTCAATCTTATCTTTAACTGTTCGTGATTTACTATTTAATTCCTTCTCATCCATTACTGAAGTACCTTCTTCAAATAAATCATACCCTATGTAATGAACATTAGAATCATGGGATGCTAAAGCTGCCATACACATTTGTGTACCATGCTCTCCATCCCAACATCCCACCTCAAGAATAGTAGAAGGCTTATAAAATTTTACCAGTTCCATAAGCTGAAAATATCTAAGGGGTGGTATACGAATAGGTTTATTAGCTTGCAATTAAATGCTCCTCTTCAACGATAGGCATTTTACTAATCTGTGTAAAATACTTCGGTCCATTAGAATAGTTAAACTTGCGTAACCCTTTACCATTATTAACGTGTGACCAACAGTGTAACTTATAAACGCAATAGACACACCCAAAATCCAGACGCCTGTTACCAGACTTACCATCAGGAATATCATCGTAACATCTAGGGGGTGGACTATCCTCCCCCACAGCATGTTTAACTTGTCTAATCTTCTCAGATACATCAGGCATCTCCAATTCATGCAGGTTGGAGACAGCAATCTCACCTGTTTGTTTATTAATTACAACCCAAGAAGCTATCTTGTCTCTTTTACTCTTAGCATATGCAGCAAGCTGATAGATATAACCAAAGGGGTCTCTCTTTGAGAGATCATCCATACCAAATTTACTAAACGCATAGTGAGATGCGCTCTTAAAATCTACCAACACACCATCTACTCGTGCATCCTGATGACCCTTGATATCATCAAGGTCTATTTCCTTTTGGGATTCTGTAACTTTATGACCAGACAGTTCTGATAAAGCAACTAAAAGTTCTTCTAAGATATTTCCATATAAGAATTTTATATATGTAGGGCCATCTATCCCCTCACCCTTTACTCCTTTAGAGCTATACCATATCTGTCTTAGTGGTTTTCCAATTTGAGAAAGGCGTAGGTTAGTTTTAAGTTTCCTAACTTCATAGACAGAATTATATATATGGTCTGCAATGTTTGCACCAGCTTGATCTGCTAACTCTCTCGCTACTTCCTTACTGACAACAACACCATCATCCTGTGTAAAAAGGGAATAGATATCTTTAACTAATGTTGAAATATTTTTCATTAGATAGATATGGGGCCAACATTTTCATGCTGACCCCACACTCCTTTTCTATTTAAGAGGTTGATGCAAATGGGATGTCTTCACCAACATCATCTGTGTATCCATCTGATACTGAGAACTCTGATGTAGCTCCATTAGGATTATACTCAATAAGATCGAGTACTTGTACAGAGTTTAGTCCAGCAGATACACCAGACTTAGCACCAAATGTCCAGTCAAAGGCACGATAAGAAACATTAACCATAGACCCATTACCTATAAGAACATTTACGATGGGGTTAAGTTTAGAGTCAACAACTCTAGGCGGGTCATTAAGCATACCATCCTTACGCCTTACCTTAGTCTTTGCAGTGATGTAATCACCACGAGCATCACCCACATTCTTAACTTCAAGGTTATCGCTCTTAACAATATCTTGATTCTCTTCGTCAAGATTACAGATATCAATTGTGTAAACACCATCTACATCGAAGGTGGTGTTAGGGGCCACAACAGAAGCCCAATAAGCAACGCCAGTAATAACACTCATACTCTTTACTCCTTACAGGTTTAAAAATTTTTACAAGCTGATAGTCTCATACACAACACACGTAGTCAACTATTAATTTATTTTAGTGTAATATAATTACTATCTAACTAGTATCGTAAGATACTCTACTAGTTAGTAGTAATTAGTTAGTGAGTCTCGGCCCATGTTTTTCCAATCTTATAATCATTATCCATAGGACATTTTAGTTTGAGAATCTTTTCAGCCTCCTTCATAGCATCCTTAGTAATGGTACAGAATACTTCTACATGGTCTTTCCTAACCTCAAACTGGTACTCATCATGTATAGATGCTACTAGACGAGCATCTATATTATAGGAACTTATTCTTTTAGTTATACATACTAACCAAGTCTTACATATAATTGCTCCAGCACCTTGTATTAAAGTATTTAAAGCTTTATGACTTGATCTTATAACAAGAGGTCTTCCATCTAATCCTTTAATCCTACCTCCCCTGGCTGTATGTTCAAGATTAGACTTGAGATTTTTAAAGGCTGGTAGATTTCTGAGGAAAGAATCTATTAACAGCTTACCCTTTTGTTTAGATGTACCAGCTATAAGCCCTATCTTTTCTGCGCCAGCACCAAACATCATGGCATATATAAATGTCTTTGCTTCATCTCTATTTTTTAAGCCAGCCTTGTGTTGATTATATGTATGTATATCTCCTTCCAAAATTTCTTTGGTAAACTTTTCATCATTCATGTAATGAGCTAGGCACCTAATTTCTAGTTGAGAAGCATCTGTACCTACCAAAACATAACGATCTGGATCAGAGACAGTCCAACATTCTCTACATTCCTTACCATATATTGAGTATGATGCAGGTACTTGAGCCATGTTAGGAGAGTGGTGAGCCATGCGTCCTGTCACTGCCCTCAAGGTCATTACCTTACCATGCACACGCCCATTCTTATCCACAAGACTACGCCAGGAATTAATCTGAACCATTCTCTTTTGTAGTAGAAGGCATCTTGATATAAGCTGTGCTTCTGGCAGATCAATACCCTTTAGAACTCCTTCATCTACAATCACATGACCTTTAGGTGTAACTTTCTTAGGTATCCATCCTAATGTTTGTAACCTTTCTGCTATCTGTTTACGAGATGCAACATTAAACACCTCTACTTTATCTTGTAGTTTCTTTCCTGTCTTCTCTGAGTATCGTTGATGGGTGATAGGTGGGAAGATTTCTTGTAGTTTAGTTTCTAACTCTATAGTCTCGTCAAGAAACTGGGCTACTAATAGGCTGGCCTTCCTCTCATCTAAACTAAATCCATTTATTTCTTGTTGATCTACTATAGCCCTGATCTTATGTTCTAACTCTATAGCCTGTGGTGGGCAACCATACAGGTGTGAACTTATATACTTATATAGTTTATGAGTTATCTCCACATCTTGTTTACAATACTCCAACATCTCAGGAGTATAATATTTAAAGTCTTCGCAGTCCCCCTTAGAACTTTTAAATCTCTCACCCCAGGAAGCGAGGGAATGCCCTCCCTCAATTTCTGGATACAGTAACTGGGATAACAATAAAGTATCAATGACTTTGGTAGGGGTGATTGTCGTAATATTAAAGCTGTTAAGTATCCTAGCATCAAAACTAATCCCATTGTGCATTATAAATTTGTCTATCTTTTTAGAAAACTCTGGAAACTTTGTGTAACATTCATCTTGAACAAAAGAAAATACCTCATTGGTATCTACATCTTTAGCTACAATGCAGTGTATAGTGTTTAAGTTTTCAATAAAACCATCAGTCTCAATGTCAACTATGCATCTCATTTACTGGCACCTTATAAGGCTCTGTTGTTAGTGGAAGACTTTTAATATCTTTAAAGGGAACAAGAGTAATCTTGTCTGATCTACCAGACCTACTATATATATGATATGGTTTTTTACCTACCATAAAATTCAAAGCTTTAACTTTTTTATTTACAAGGTGTAGCAATTCTAACCTGTTCGCTATTAACCATGTACAAATTCTTTCAAAGACAATGTAATCAGCCTTACCAGAAATCCACCCCTTTGATCCATTAACATTCTTTGCCTCAACCCATGCCATATCATCCATAAATTTATCATCCTTACGATGAAACTTCTTTAGACCTTTGACATCAAACTTATTATCATCTCTTAACTCATCACCTTTGATATGGTTCTTGAGTAAGAAGTCTTCTTTAACCTTACCTGAAACATCCCAATGATCATACATATCTTCATGTTGTGTAGGCCATACAGGGTCAATGAGATTCTTAGCAAAATGTTCCTCTATTATTTTAGCTAAAGCTAGACGTTCCTGTTGTTGAACCATAAATTTACTCATTATATTAATCCTCAACTACTGAGAAGTCTGTATCGTTACTCTCGTCTTCAAAAGGATTTGAAACTTCAGACATCCTACCAGTGTCCTTATTGTAATTCAAGTATGTCGCGATACCCACATCACCTGTGTATCTATTCTTTAGGATGCGAATGGTTGAAGTGTTGGCGAGCCTCTCGTCTGACTCTTGTTGGTTACGTTCCATAGATATAACAGTGTCTGATAGCTGGGATATACTTTGTGATCCTCTAAGATGAGACAAGGATACCTCTCTGCCATCCTCATGTCCTCTGTCTCCACCTACCCTACGAAGATGGGATACAAGCATTAACCCTACCTGAGTTTCCTCTACAAGAGATCGTAACTTTGTCATTAACAAATCAATACCTTTTCTTTCATCGCCCATATCTTCTTGACCAGATACAAGGATAGATAGATGGTCAAGAAATATCCACTTACATTGATTACCTGCAACCATATGTCTAATCTTATCTAAGATTTCATCTGTACCTGCTGACCCAAAGTGATCGTATGCAAAGAACCTTTCTGTACCTATGGTATTCTTATCGAATACATTAAGCTGGTCACGAGTATATGTATCACGAACCTCTTTAATATATAGTCTAGCGTTAGCCTCTACAGACATGATGTTAAGTGCTGTGTTTCGTATGGATTCTTCTAATGATAGTAAGCCTATATTATCTTTTGTATTATTCATAATGTGATGAACTAATTCACGCATTATACTGGACTTACCCATACCTGTACCACTGGTGAAGGTAACCAGCTCTCCAGTACGCATACCATACAGCTTATCATTCAATCCTACCCAAGGGTAAGCTACCGACTCACAATAATCATCTGTGTAAAGTGACTCACCTAAGTCTGCAAGATTTATAATACCTGCTGGTGTATAGGGGGTGGCATCCCACCATTTTCTTACGAAGGATTGTGTCTGACCAGCACATAGATACTCATTAGCATCTTTATATTCAAGGCTAACAATCTTACATTTGTTTGGTTTAAATAACTTAGCAACTTTAAGTGATGCTTTCTTACCTGCATCATCATTATCAAAA